TGGCTGATCTATCTGGCGAGTATTGGTGCCTCGGCGACGCTCTCCAAGCTGCTTTCCCTGAAATACGGCCTGCCTGCCGCGACGATAGCGGCGCAGGAAGGGGTGAAGGAAGGGGTGAAGAATGAAGCCTGATGAACTTGTTGCTGTAATTTTATATCTCCTTGTTATTGGCTATGTTTTTTTTGTGGCTTTCTGGTCAGCAGGAGCATTCAAATGATTTCGTTGGTGTGGCGCTTATTGGGCGGGCTGGTGATGGTGCTGGCACTATTTTTAGGCGGTTATGGATTAGGAAATAAACAGGCGAAAACAAGCTGCGTTGCAGGACAGGTCGAGGCGCAGCGCGCCGCTATTACACAAACGGCAAAGGAAGACGCGCGCCGAGAGGTGATTGGTGCTGCGCGTGAAACTAGCCGCGAACAAATACGCAGCACTTATAAAACCCTCAAGGAGCAGGCCAATGAGTACGTTAAAAAAATCCCGCGTCTTAACGCGTCTACGGGCGCAGGGGCAAACGCTGAAGCCAGCCTTTTTACTCTGGCTTGCGGGCTGGATGCTGACGGGTTGCGCCTCTGGAACGCCGCCAATAGCGGTGCAGCCGCGCCCGTGTCCGGCGAACCTTACTTATCCATGCACCGTTCCACCACCCGCGAAATCGGGCAGCCTGACAGACCTGCTGACCAACCACATCGAGGCGATGGAGCTGTATCAGGATTGCCGGGACAAGCAGGAAAAGCTGGCGGAGTGCGTTGATGGACGACATTGACCGCGCAGCGGAGGCGGAAGAATGGTATCGCAGCCAGGCGCTGGAGGCGGCGGCTCTCCATGAGCGGATGACCCCGACCGGGTTTTGCTACAACTGCGATGAAGTGTTGTTTATGGGGTGTTTTTGCGATGCTGATTGCAGGGACGATTTTCAACTGCGCGAAAAGCAGCAAAAACAAAAGGTTTAATCATGGATATGGAATGGATGAGGTTCGGCTTTCAGGTGTTGCAGTTCGTTATGACGGGCGGTATCGGCATCTATGTCTATCTGACAAACCGCGACAAGGTGACCAACGACCGGATCGGCAAGCTGGAGGATGACATCGATGGAAAATTCGGCACTCAAGGCGAGCGAATTTCAAAGATGGAAGCGACGAATAAAGCCGCACCCAATCATCATGATATCGCCAAGGTATATGAATCGCTCAATGCTTTGGCCGCAACGGTTAACCAGCTGGTCGGCGAGAATCGCGGCCAGAGCGACACGCTGAAGCTGATTCTGAATCAAATTACCGCAAAGGGAATGAAGTGAAAACTGTACAGATAACCCTCACCGCCGCGCGTCGCCTGCATATTCTTAAAGCCTTGGCACTGCGCCCGCAATATCGCGCCGAGCCGCGCAACCTGCGCCAGGAGCTGGAAGTGACCGGCTATGCGATGACCTTGACCAAGCTGGCGGTGGAATGCGCCTTTCTGGCTGATCTGGGGCTGGTCGATGCGCCAGATAGCGGCCTGCTGGCCTTGACGGATGACGGCTTATCGGTGGCGCGTGGCCTGATCCGGCTGCCCGGTATCGGTACGCCAGAGCCGGGAGAGCTGTGATGGCGCGCCGTTCCAAGGTAAGCGGACTGCCAGCGGCAGTGCTCGACGATCTGAATGCGCAACTGATTCAACGGGGTTTTTCCGGTTATGAGGAATTGACGGCCTGGTTGAAAAGCCTGGGCTATGACATTTCAAAGACGGCGGTTTTTAGGCACGGTAGCGCACTGGAGGCCGAGTTTGAAGAGGCAATGGCGGATGCCCGGCGCACCCGCGCGCTGGCTCGCGCGGCACGGGAATCAGGGGATTCTGACGATGGCGCGTTACTGGAATCAGCGTCTGGCATCATGCAGGACAATCTGCTGCGGCTGTCGTTAAAACTTAAAAATTCAGGTGCAGAACCGGAAGAAGCGGCTAAAACCCTGTCATTGATTTCACGCGCCTTTGCCGATATCGGGCGGTTCGATATTCTGCGTCAGAAATGGCAAGGCGAGGTGCGCGAGAAGCTAAATGTCAAGTTGGCCAGCCTGGAACAACAAGCCGCAGGCGGCAGCAAGGCGGGCTTTGATCTAGCTACCTTGAAGCGTGTGCGTGAAGAAATCTACGGGATCGTGTGATGGCGAAGAAAGCGAATAATTTGGAGTGCGCAGTCTCGACTGCGCCGGGCGCAACCGAGGTTGCGCACTCCAAAGCCGCCGTCCCGCTCTACGCCTATCAAAAACGCTGGCTGCTAGATGACAGCCGCTTCAAGATCGGCATGTTTGCCCGTCAGACCGGCAAGACCTTCACCACCACGCTGGAAGTGGTGGATGACTGTTTCGCCGCTGAAGCGCGTGGTGGTCGGGCGCGCTGGGTGATTCTATCTCGTGGCGAACGCCAGGCCCGCGAGGCGATGGAGGAAGGGGTTAAAAAGCATTGCAAAGCCTATAACCTCGCGATCCAGGAGTTTTCCTCCACTTTTCGTGGCGCGGACGGCACGATCTACAACACGCTGGAAGTGGTATTGCCGGGCGGTTCGCGTATCACCGCACTGCCCGCCAACCCAGACACGGCGCGCGGTTTTTCTGCAAACGTATTTCTGGACGAATTCGCCTTTCATGCGGACAGCCGCAAGATCTGGTCGGCGCTGTTTCCGGTCATTTCCAACGGGTATAAATTGCGCGTGACTTCCACGCCGAACGGCAAAGGCAATAAGTTCTATGAACTGATGACCAGCGGCGAGCTGGACGGGGTATGGAGCCGCCACCTGGTGGACATTGAAACCGCCGTTCGTGATGGCTTGCCGCGCAATATCGCCGAGCTGAAGTCGGGACTTAACGATGATGATGCCTGGGCGCAGGAATACCTGTTGCAATGGCTGGATGAAGCGTCCAGCTGGATCAGTTATGAACTGATTGACGGGGTGGAGCACGACCGCGCCGGGCTTCCCGACAACTACAGCGGCGGGCCGTGCTTTGTGGGCGTGGACATCGCGGCGCGCAATGACTTGTTTGTGATCTGGGTGCTGGAGCAGGTGGGTGACGTGTACTGGACACGCGAGATCATCGCCCGCCGCCGCATCAGTTTTGCCGAGCAGGATGCGCTGCTGGACGAAGTTTTCAAGACCTACCGCGTGCTGCGCTGCTGCATGGACCAGACCGGGATGGGCGAGAAGCCGGTAGAGGACGCGCAGCGCCGCCACGGCACCAGTCGCGTCGAGGGCGTGCTGTTCACTGGGCCGAATAAACTGGCGATGGCGACACAGGGCAAGGAAGCGTTTGAAGACAAGCGTATCCGCATCCCGCTGGGCGACCGCGACCTGCGCGCCGACCTGCACAAACTCAAAAAAATCACCAGCCCGACCGGCACGCCGCGCTTTGTCGCGGATTCCGATGCCGACGGCCACGCCGACCGTGCCTGGGCGTGTTTTATGGCGTTGAATGCGGCAGGTGTGCCTACGGTAAAAATGGAATTCCAAGCGTTGGGCAAGCCGCGCGTCTCAAGCCGCATGAACGATTATTGAGGTAAGCACTATGACCGACCAGATAAAAAACCCCGCAGTCGAAACAACCGAAATCGCCAGCGTTAACCGCGATCCGTTCCTGCCGCTGTTTTCCGGCCTGCTGCAACAGAACGACGACACGCTGGCGACGCGTGGCCAGGGCAAGGGTATCCGGCTCTACGAAGAGATCGAGCGCGACGCGCATGCCTTCGCCTGTCTGCACAAGCGCAAGATGGCGGTGATCGCGCGCCCCTGGGAAATCACCCCGGCCAGCGACTCGGCACTGGATCAGCGTGCCGCCCTTGTCGTCGAGGCGCAGCTAAAGAAAATCGGTTTCGATCATCTGTGCATGAATCTGCTGGATGCGATCAATAAGGGCTTTGCGGTCGGTGAAATTCTGTGGGCGAATACCGGCAGCGAGATTGTGGCCAGCGAAGTCCGCTCGCGCGATCAGCGGCGTTTCTGGTTTGGCGAACACTACGAACTTCGCCTGAAAACCATTCAGAATCTGCTACCAGGAGAGGAACTACCCGAGCGCAAGTTCATCGTCCATGCGCTGGGTGCCAAGGATAGCAATCCTTATGGCATGGGGCTGGGCAGCAAGTTGTTCTGGCTGGTGTGGTTCAAGCGGCAGGGCATTACCTTCTGGCTGACCTTACTGGATAAATTCGGCAGCCCAACCTCGGTTGGCAAGTATCCCACCGGCACCTCGCCGATTGATCAGCAGAAGCTGCTGGATGCGCTGTCGGCTATCTCTCAAGATGCCGGGGTAATCGTGCCGGAAGGCATGATCATTGAGCTGCTGGAGGCGACGCGCGGCGGTAATGCCGGTTACGAGGAGATGATCCGCTATATGGACGAGCAGATCAGCTATTGCGTGCTGGGTGAATCATCCAGCGCCAAGGGCTCAGGCGGCGCACTGGCCTCTGCTGCGATCTTGCGCAATGAGGTGCGGCTGGAGCTGGTGCAGTACGACGCAGATATGTTGAGTGCCACGCTCAACAACACGCTGATCAAGTGGATTGCGGAATACAACGTGCCGGGCGCGACCCCGCCGACGGTGTGGCGCAAGATCGCCGAAGCCGAAGACATCAAACTGCGTGCCGAACGCGACAAAATCCTGTTCGAGATGGGGATGCGTCCGGACGAGGAATACCAGGCGGAGAATTACCCTGGGTGGACGTTCAAGGCACCGCCGAAAACCCAAACCAAGACAGATGGTGCGCCAGTCGCGTTCGCTGAGGGCGAGCTTTTTCCAGACCAGACGGTGCTTGATAATGGCATTGAGGGTATCAGTTCTGCCAAACTCAATATGCAGGCGCAAGCGGCACTCAAACCTGTATTGGATATGATTGCAGCCTCTACCGACTACGCTGAGGTGTTCGATAAGCTGGCCGAGACGTTCCCGGCAATGAATACGCAGCAGCTTGAACAAACGCTGGCCAGAGCCATGTTTGTGGCTGATGTCTGGGGGAAATTGAGCGCACAAGATGAACAAGGTTGATTTATCCGCCGTCTTCGGATTGCCGCCTGAGAAGGCGATTGAATACTTTCAAGGCAAGGGCTATACGCTCACCTGGGGCTGGCAGGATATGTGGCAAGAGGCACATGCCAAGGCTTTCACCGTAGCCAAGGTGATGCGTACCGACATTCTCAACGATATTCGCGGTGCGCTGGATGAGGCATTGAACAATGGCATCACCTTGCGCGATTTCGAGAAAAAGCTAACGCCTGTTCTGCAAGCTAAAGGCTGGTGGGGAAAGACCGAACACGTCAATACGCTGACCGGCGAAATTAGCACCGCGCAGTTGGGCAGTCCGCGCCGCCTGAAAACCATCTACCAGACCAATCTGCAAACCGCTTATATGGCCGGGCGTTATAAGGGCATGATGGAAAATGTCGGCTCTCATCCGTACTGGCAGTATGTCGCGGTAATGGATCGCCGTACCCGCCCGACGCACCGGGCGATAAATGGTTCCATCTTCCGCGCAGATGATGCATTCTGGGATAGCCATTACCCGCCCAACGGTTTCAATTGCCGCTGCCGGGTCAGTGCAGTCAGCGCCTATGAAGTCAAGCGCGATGGCTTACAGGTGCAATCATCCGAAGGCCGGATGATCGATCAAGAGATACTCATGAAGGATGGCAGTACCACGCAGGTCAAGGCACTGCGCATTAAGGTAGACGGACGAGATCAGCTATTCGCGCCGGATGCGGGGTGGAGCTATAACCCCGGCAAGGCTGCGGCTCAGGGGCGAGCCAGTGCAGTACTGGTCAGTAGCAAGTTTTCTGAAATGCCAGCAGCACTACGCAGCGCGGCACTGGCTCCAACGAAGGTGGGGAAAGTATCGGAAACCCTGCATCAGGCGGTAAATGGTGCTCTGCAAGCCATCCCGCAGCGTTTGCAAA